CACCAGTAGACTGAATTAATGGAGAAGTTTTTCCCGTGTTAAAGATATTGTCTTCAAGAATGATAATCCCCGTTCCAATTACGCGACTTGTGAAAGTTGAAACAATAGCAAGAAATTGAGCGGTTGAATTTACTGTTACTACGCCACCAAGAAGTGACATGGATTTAAAGTCAGAAAGTCCATTAATAACAATATTACCAACAATGGAACCACCTTGAACCAAAACTCTTCCCGAACTTGACGAGCTAAAAATTACATCCCCGGTAGTATTTAAATCATATCGCGTGTAATTGGCATTCGGGATCGTGATAGTTCCACTTGAACTAAGAGTAGATCCGTTTCCATAAACTACGAGAGGGTAGTTAGGGAAAGACATAGTTCCGGTATTAGAGTAATTTCCCGCAGCGATGTTTAAAGTAGAGGTTCCTGTGATCGCAGAAAAGGACCCGGATATAGTCTTAAAGGGTTTTCCTATGGTGCCGTCCTCAACGTAAGAATCAACACGGTTCCCATCGATATAAATCGTCTTAGATGGAAACGTAGTTAAGGAAAAAGTCGCAGTTGTCGCATTTTGAGCTATGGAAATAGGTTCCGAGCCGATAAGAGTTTTTCCTGTAGGAAGAAAATAACTCCACCCAGTAGAAAGTAAGTCAAATTTGCTCGAAGAAATAGGGGAAACAATTTGAAGTGTTGCAGAAGTAGAATCCTTAACGGTCACATATCCAGTTGACTGATTTTGAATTTCAAAACTGGCACCCACGGACAAACTAGAGGTTGATGGAAGTTTAACAACCTGGTCAACTAAACCAGCAAAAACTTGAACCATATTCGATGTTGCTGTCAGTGTTGTGAGAGGAGTATTTGCCGTTATCGAATTGCTCTTAACAAGCATGGGCCCTTTAATGTAGGTGTAATTTTCTGCAAAAGTATTTTGAATAAAGAAAAGAGATGCTAAAAAAATAAGGTTTTTAATCATATTGCATTTCCTATTGTGTAATGAAATTTGTAATTTGCGGAGTCAGTGGGGGCGTTCAAGAGGACATCAAATCCATTAACGGTTTTATTTTGAATCATGCTTTGAAGAAAAATAGGATTAACGTCGTTACATTCAAAACCTGGAATAACGGTATAGTTTGCATTGACTCTTGGGGTCGAGAAAGTAAAATTTAGAATTCCTACGCCATTGGGAATTGAATAAAGTTTGGGTGTAGCGTAGTCTTGAATTTTCTCGTCAATCTGTGCTTTGTTCCATCGTTGCTCAAATCTTGCCGATGTTGTAAAAGCGTGGCCAGCGGTTCCATCTTGTCCGCGAACTACGGTAAAAGAATCTGTGGCCCTTGCCGAGACCTTTACGATTTCAACATTAAGACCTTCTGAAAGTGTGGCATAAAAATAACCACCGCTTGAGGTATCAGGAAATTTCGCACCGTCGCCACTTGTTACCGTCAAAGAAGTCTGAGAACTATCAATAGCGGTACCTAGCTTGCTTCCGGCATTGTTGTTTATTAGGATGCCCATTTTGAGCCTCTTATGAGTTAGCTAGGGTTAATGTCCATGTAATCGTAATGGCATCTGATGAGCCAAGTGTATACGGCGCAGAAACGACTCTTGAAATCATTTCTCCTAGAGAGGCGGCGTTAAAAAGACCAAATTCTGTAATTGCCCCGGCATGAGTTGATCCTGGGAATGTTGCCACAATTTCGACAGCGTTTGCCGTGACTGTTATTGAAGACGCCGCTAGGCGAGTTGCTTTTTGAATTTCCAAAGCGGTATCGGCCGGAAGAACAGCGGTCGTTCCCGTTCCAATTCCCATATGAGATAAGGCGTTTTTTGTGGTTCCTACAAGTCTGGCCATAATGACATTGAGCCCAGAGTTAACTACAAGATTTTTTTCTTCTTTTATCGTCTCGCCTTTGGAGTTAACGACTTTAATACTTCCTAAAACTCTCATATTATCCTCATTCTTTGGGCAAATGTTATTGCCTTTTTTAATCATGATTTTTTCTTCGATTTTTAGGCCTTCTCTCATATTATCGCCCCGTTGATTTCGGAACCATTGATGATTCCATTTTCTGATGTTATTAAAAATACCAAGCTCTCACTTATTGTAAGCGCATCCGTTTTATAGGTCAAAGCCGAAACGCTAATAGAATCTTGCACGCTCAAAGAATCGGACATTTTTGAGGACGTATTGACCGAAATTGACTCGAAAATGGTGATTGAGTCTAATTTTTTAGTGTCAACATTGACGGATACAAGGTCACTTATGGACATCGATTCTATTTTTTTAACATTAATGCTAATAACTAAAGAGTCTGTTATATTTATTTCTTCTATTTTGTTCGACAAAACCAAGACTCTTAGTGAATCATAAATAGAAAGCGAATCATCTTTGTGTGCATCAATACCAAAGACAATCTTTTCTGATATTTTTAAATAATCTGATTTATTATTATCATCCAAAAGGGTTAAATAAAGAATTTCGGATATTTTTAGAACAATCCCAAACCTAAAAGAATAGTAAAGTCTTGGTGTTAATTCCTTAAAAAATTCTTTTTTTTTAAGACTAGTATTTTCACGAATAGGCCTTTGACGCCCTATCGTTCCAAGCATTGTCAGAAGATTGATTCCCGTCGGCCCATTTGATTTCGGTTAAGTCGCCCCCAGAAAAGGTGAGCCGCATTAACTGCCAGACTGGGGCCGATTCAAGAGAGCCGCTTGGGGCAATTCCTATATATTGATAGGTCCCGGAACGTTCAAGCAATGTGGCTTCGGAGGGAACAAGGAAGGTCATACGTTAACCATATTTGAAACAACCGATCCGTAAAATGTTGCAGAACCCGCGGCCCTAACTATCGCCACGTTTATTCTAAAAGTATCACCCTTGGCCAAGTAAACAGAACAGCTGTATGGAGCAATAATCTCAGATTCTGTTCCGGTAAAATGCCTGTTAGATAAAGATGTTTGAAGGTTTCTTGATCCCTGAATAGTATAAAAAGCATCAAAATAATCTCCCGAAGCAAATGCCTGGTTACATTCGACTGTTCCAGAAAAAGAATAATAACCAGAGTAGAGAGCTGTTAACGTCCAGCTTGTTTCTGGATTTGAAACCATATTTTTAGGATCTGAAAATTTAACTTCAAAAGACATTGTTACCGCGGAACTATAACCACTAGGCACCACGGTCCCTGCATTGTTGTAATAATATGCTGAGTACCCCTTTGGAACCATAATTTCCCACGATGTTGATGTCGAGGGTGATGGAATCACGTTTGTGCATCCATCAATCAAGCATTTAAAAACATCCCCGCCATAACTTACAAAACTATTGACGTAATACGTCGAAGCTAAATCCCATTCCGGTATTCCCATTTGATAAAGGTATCCGATCTGTCTTGATGAATGGTGTAATGCCGAGTTGAAATCCTCTAAGAGTGGCGCGTTGCTTCCAACCACTGAACCATAAAGACCTTCTTCAAAATTAGACAATGCCTGAATATCGGTAACATTGGCCGCATATTGAGGGCTTCCCGCCTTGAATGATCCAAATTTTCCCATCTGGTAGGAAAAATCTGCGTTAATTCCAAAAATTTTGTGCATTATTTTGGTAAGCTTACTCATGTTATTGTGTCCTGGTAAGAAAGAAACCTTGTATCTGAATTATAGCTTGTGTAGCGATTAAAGCCAATCGATTGCCCGCTATCGAAAGTGTATGTTCTAAATCCAAAAATATTATCGAAATTAGGAATAAAAACAACTGTCGAATATCCTACGCCCATAGGTTTAGGAAGAAGATTTTCTTTAATGATGGCCTGTCCAAGCGTGTTTGAAATCACAGTTTGGCTGAGATAAAAACTCAATGTCATGTTTGCGTGATCGAAAACCTTAAAGACGTTTGGTAAATTTGTCTGAACAAAAGATTGAATATCGTACAAAGATGAGCCGATATTGTTTGTCGCTCTTTTTATCTTAAGGAGGTATCGATAATCATCATCATTCAGTGTCACATCGGCGTCAAAAGTTTTAACTCTTCTCGTCATTCCGATATATTTTCCCAAAATATCAAGCTGAACACCCGTAGCGGTATCAAGATTAAAGCAGTCCTGGAGAATAAGAGGCATTAAGTCAATAAGGGCCTGTTTGATAAGTGCTGTGACGTGAGCTTTTGCCTTGGCCTTATTGCGATATTGGAGAATCAAAAGATTTATATAGTAAGAAATTTCTTCTTGCATCAGAACCCCTTTCTTGAGGTTAAAGGAAATGCTCTCTGAAATTTTAACCGGGTCATCATCAATGTGATAAATGAGATTCCCAATTCTGATATCAAGACTTTCTGAAATGGATAGACCTTCATTAATTGGCCTGCCCTTATTAAAATAGAAAGAAACATTCTCTGAAATTTTGAGGGATTCACTAGGAATAAAATTAAAATCATGGGCAACATTAATTGACTCGGAAATTGAAAGATTTTCTGAAATGTTTTTGAAAAAATCATTTCCCGAATCTCCATTAATTGTATTTCCATTAACAATGTTTCCATTAATCATTTTTTTACACCACGTTTATTGTGATGTTCCCCGTCACAAGTGTAAATCTGTAATTCAAAGCAGTAGGGTCAACAATATCCACCCATGTAGAACCGTTGTTCGATACCTTAATGTTTGTGGCCAAGCAATTTGAATCAATTTCTCTAATCAATGCTGCTATATCGTTCGCATTAACAGAAGCTGAAACTTCGAGACTCAAAAGTGCCACAAGCTGAGATTTAATATAAGCGGTGTCAAGTGTAATACCAGAAATTGAATGAGCAGAAAATTGAACATAAAGAGGCTGAGTCGTAGTCCTGTCGAACTTGATCTGAAAAAGGCTTCCGTCTGGCTGGGTGACATTTACAACTTCATTTCCGCGCATCCCACATCCGGCGTTTCTTTTCGTATAAATTTCATAAGCAATATCGGCGTCTGTTCCGTTTTCAACGATGGCCCATAACGAGTGAGACGGAATATTTCTGCTATCGGTTCCGCTTGTATTGTTTTCGTAAACTTCCGAGTATGTAACCCCTGAAATGTTTTTAAGGGCGGCCTTAAGAGATGCAAGATAGCCCTGTGATGCAAGAGAGACGCTTTGCTGTCTTCTAAGTCTTAATTCGGTATCAGTTTCCTCGGCAAGTCCAGAAACGAAATTGAGCGTTGACGCTGTGGCCACGCTTAAAACTCCAAGCTGAACAGTGACAAGCCTCATCGATTGTCCGGCGGTAACCAAAACAGCTCCGTCAATTTTTGAGGTGTAATTTAAAACATGGGCCCCGACGGTTGAAAGCGTCTGGGATGTTGTTAAATACCAGTAGTTCCCTTCGCTGTCTGAAATCGTGTGAATCCCAGAAGGAGGAGAACCGGGGGAAGATGAATCGAGTCCAACGAGAGTAACAGATGAGCTTATTGTTAACGAAAAATCACAAGTGGAATAAGTTCCACCTTTTCTTTGAATTCCGTTAATGGCAACGCGCTGATCAAGAGTTCTCCCGATGGCATTATCGGGGTTCATTGAGTTGAAAACTTGAACAAGTAGATCTTCCACATCCTTAACAGCAAGTGCGAAAATGTTAATCGCTTGGCCGTCTGGCGTGTCGGATGCCACGTTAATATCATCACCATAGGCAAGTTTTAAATCATCAGTTAATTCCGTTTTAATCTCGGCAAGGGTCTTGATCGTGATTCCGTTTTCATCAATTATATTTGCCATTTTTACACCGTCGTGGTTGTTGTGGTCGTAGTCCCATAAATCGAGGTTACACTATATGTTATTGCAAGCTGTCTGTTCTCGTCGAGTTTTAATTCAAGAGAGTCAATCGATTGAACACCTGTCGTATTGAGAATAACTACTGCGATAGCGTTTTTAATTGCGGCCTGACTTTTCGCACCGAGAAGATTAAACCAGTCAATCCCAGCGGTGAGGTCAAAATAACAGTCACCGTAAAAAGATTGGATTCTAGTTTTAATGTTCTGCATTAACGCGTCTTGCTCAGAAAGATAATTTCCCGAGCCATTACCGAAGCGCCAATCATTATCTGAATCTATTGCTCTCGTTATCAAGATTGCTCCATAAGCGAGTCAAGCTTTGCCTTTGTTGCCGTTACAACAGCCGTTAATCCTGGGAAAGATGGGTTCCCTGGACTTACTGCTACCGCCGCCGAAATTGTGTTCAAAATAGTCATCATGTCATTCATTACCAGATAGAGACTTGTAACCGAGTTTTTAACCTTGATTTTATCACCTAAAGAGATTTTTGTCTCATCGTGAACAAGTTCTGTTTTTTCATCGGAATAATCACTAAGAGAAAACGAGGAAGGGAAAAGCCCGACTATTGCCACGCCATCACTAAAAGAGTGCTTCCTGTCGCTATTGAGCTGAGAAAATGCCCCGGCCTCAATAAAATTATCAATATCCCTATCGTTAAAAAGAACCAAACAGAAATCACCAGAAGAAATGGGGAACCTAAGCGACCCGACACCTCCGCTTGGAATAATTACAGGAATATCGGCCATTAAAGGGTAGTCCACTCTGTTTTGAGTATCAGAATCGCTTTCTACTTTCCTAGAATACATTATAGAAATTTTTGCGCGTTGCGTGTCTTTGTTAAAGGATTCAATTTTTCCAACGGCGTGACAATTGAAGGATGAAAAAATATCTTCCTTAAGAGCAAAAAGAACGTCTTCAAGCTTCGGTATACTTTTGATTGATTTTGTCATTGTGGTAAAACCTCATTACTACCTATGCCTAACTGCTGAACCCGGACGCTGGTTTTTGCTTCCCCGCACATTGATTCGGATATCATGCCAGTGTGGTGCATACTCACGACCCTATAGGTTCCACTGAAAAACTTATTTGTTTCGGATTGAAGCTCTATTTTTTGGTACATCATGAGTCTTGGTTCAAAAATCATATCGAATGTTATAAAAGTTTCTTCGACTTGAGGTGAGCCAAGTAGGCCTGATTCTGAATTAATTAGGTTAACAACCCCAGAAATATATTCATCATCCGAGATGCAAAAAACCTGATCGTTGTCGATAAAAAAAGAGCCTTTCGTAAGTTCCGAAACAACCTTTTCAATATCTCCAAAAAGAGGAGTATCTCTCTTAAACTTCGTTGGGAAATTTCCGATAAAAACAGAGCCCGGTTTTACTATTTTCAAAGCAAGACCAGTAGCGGCTTCTTTGAATGTGGTTCCTGATGGAATTAATTCATTTGCTTTTGAATTGAAAAGAAATTCACTTCCAGAGTTAAAAACTATGGTCGTCAAAAAATCGACACCGTGACGAAGTGAATAGCATTGAGCAACGGTGCCACTAAAAACACACGCTAAAGTTGAATCGGTTTCGTAACCAGCATAAAAAGCAACCTTTCTAAAAGTTGAAACCTGTATAAGATCTTTGTAAAGCGCGCTTCTTGTGCTTTCTCCAAGGTTATAGATTGTAATTTCGCCAGAGCTTACGACCGACTGAACGGCCTTTTCTATTTCAAATTCAATAGTAAACGGTGGTTCAATAGTGACAATGGCCCCGAATACGTTTTCAATCTCAATTCTGTATTTACGCTGTCGCTTGGCCACTGATGACCTCTGTATTTAGTTCAACATCGTCCGAGTTTAAAAAGTACATAACGGCGCGACCCTTAGAAAAATCATCGGCAAGTGTTGGTTCTTGTCCATCGGTGGTCACACAAGAAAGACCAAAAGGAATAAGATTTCTGAATTGATGCAGAAAATTTCCGCTTGTCGTTACTCTTAAATTATTGACCAAAAAATCTCCATACTCAAAAGAAATAAACCAACCATATTGTTGTTGCTTGTAAATCAGATTCACATCAACATATTTTCCCGTGGAAAGAGTGAGCCTGAAAACCTGATTAAAGTCATTGCTAATCAATGTAAGTGATTTCATGCCACCACCTGATTACCTTTATTGGCGCTGTTTTCTTCGTCAAGTCTAGTCCCCGTGGTGGTTACTTGGGAAGAGGTGAATCGGACTTGCTTAAAAGTAATAGAAAAATCGGCTATGTGTTTACTGTTTTCTGATTGAGTTGCGGTCAAAGATTCTATGGCCATGTCGGAGAATTGTCCGAATGGAGTAGCGACAAAAAACAACATTCTTTGATTCCAGTATTTTTCCAAGTCAGAATATGCCTTCTCTTGTTTCGTCTGGACGGTTACGCCATTTGCTACTTGATAGGCCGTAACAACCTTTTCAAAAAGAGAATATGACTGGCTTGCCAAATTATAAGCTCTTTGTGCTGCTATAGTTAATTCAGGGGTGTAATAACTCATTACGTTTAATTTATTCAAAACCTTTTTAGCTGTTTGAAGTGCAGAAGAGGTGACAACGTCGTTTAGTTCTCCAATATAACCAGAGACAGTAAACTTTTTAGGCTTTAATGCTATGTGGTCTTGTCTGGCCGTGTTGGTTTCAACGTAATGGTCCGTGATATCGCTTTGGAGTGTTATCACCTCATCACTTACTATATGGAAAACAAATCCTATGTCTGACTCTGAATTGCTTCCATCGTCGGGGGTGAATCCTGTATAAGTATCAGGTGAAACCAAAATAAGATCAGCCGCCGAGCTTGCCGCCAATAATGTTTGGGCGTAAATATCACCGATATTCATTAGACTCCTCCTCTGAATAGCCTTATGGCCCTAGAAAAGTCTTGTTTTGTTTCATCTTTAAGTTCGTTTCCAAACTGGGCCCCATTGAAATAAAAAACCATCTGGTTTTTACCTTCTTCGACATACATCGATTTCTCAAGAGGAGGCTTGGGCATAGCTTCTTTTGATTGTTGAAACTGCAAAGGAGTAGCTGGCCCCGTTGTCAAATAACTATGACCAGGGGTAAGAGTGTTTTTAATTGCGTCGACAGCGCCATCAATCATCCAATTGCCGAGCTTTGCAAAAGGTGCGTTCATTCCCAAAAGAACCGAAGCCGTTGGGCCATGACCAGAAGCTGCGGCTTCTCTTGTTGCGTTTGTGACCGTTCCAAGGACGCCCTTTGAGAAAGCTCCCACAAAACTAGCAAGAGAGGCCGAGAGGCTTTCCATTGCGACTATGGCCTGTCTGATTTCTGTTTTGTTGTCTTTCAGAAAATTCATGAATGACAAAAGCGTGTCTTGTAAAAACTTTATGGTTTCCATTATCGTCTGGGAATTATCGACAATAAATGAATCCAGTGATTTTTTTAAGTTATTGCTAAAATTTCCAAATGCCACCGATATTCTTTCTTGCTGTCTCAACTGAGACTCAGATAAAATTGCACCCTTGGGTGCCTTAAATTTTTCCATATCTGGCCCACGCTTCAAGAATTGAAACAACTCTGTATTAACGAGCCCAGAAGACCAAATTCGCATAGCATCCGTATTGCCTGATTTAATTCTGCTTTGAATCTGGCTTAAGATATTAAATGCATCTTTTTTGCCACTAATATCAATGCCAAGCTTTCCGAAAACATCAGAATAACCGCCGCCTAATCTTGCATTGGCCAAGGCGTCCTGAATTCCTTCAATCGAACCTTGCATATTTTCAGCACTAACTCCTAATTGAAGTGAGGCATATTGCCATTTTTGAAGTTCAGCGGGTGAAAGATTAAATGCATTTTTGAAGTGCATAAACGCCGCGCCTGTTTTCCCAGCACTAAACGCCGCCGCTGTAAGTCCCGACACAATTCCGGCCAATGTTAACTTGGTTCTTATCGACATCGAGAAAAGCTCTTTTAAAGAACTGGAAACGTTGTCTAAACCCTTTTTAACATCGCCTTGACCGGACAAACCAAGGGAGATAAATAAATCTGCAATTTTCAATTTTTACCTCCCACAAAAGAGTTCTGATAGTCTGTTAGAAATGATTCATAATAAAGTGCCTGAATTACTTCTCTCACGTTCATTTCTTTGACCTCTTCAAAGCTTCCGTAACCAGATTTTACCAACTTAAAATAAATCAGTAAATCATCATCCGAGAGGTTAACTTTTACGCCTCTTTCTTCGAGCTTGGATTTCCATCCTTCCACATAGGCAAGAGGCTTTTCACGAAAGGGCCGATTTGCTCCTGAAGAACTTCGCGACAAACAATAAAGTAGTCTTGTCTCGATTCTTCTTTTTCAAAAGTATCCTGAGAAATTTTTTCATTGTTGTAGGTGCATCTTTTAAAACAGGCCCACAAACATGATTCGATTCCATCGGAAGAAAGCGCGGTACAAACCAAGTCTTTTAAAAATACAGGGTCACTGAGATTCATTTCTGAATCAAGGCTTAAGGTTTTTAATTCTTTGGCTATCGCTTTATTTAACTTATTGGCATCTCCGAATGGCGCGAGTTGAATTTCTAAAACCGCACCACTTGGTAAATTCACTTTTTTCATGTTTCACCTATGCAATACTACGAGGAGCGTTAGAGAATTTCATTGTGTAAACCGTTACGGATTGGGCCACATCTCCTTCCGTGTTTGACTTGGCTTCAATTTCTTTTGTGAAAATCCCGCCACTCATAACATAAATATCCGATGTGATGTTCCCGGCGCCATCACCGATTTTCTTAATAAATTCCCCTGTCATAAGAATAAAGCCAGAGAAGTTATTTTTCATCGATGCAATAAGTGCCTGCATAAACTTGTCATCACTTGACCCCTTTACGATCCTAAGAGCAAGTTCACACTGTCTTCCTGTCTCATTGAAAGAATAAATAGAATTTCCATTCTTTCCTGTTTTGACGCTCGCCAATTCATTTGGGAAAGTCAGAGTTGCGATATCGCCATCAGCGAAATCGGCAAGAATTTTTTGGTTAATTTTTACAACATCATTACCAGTTAAGCAAACTGTGGCCATATTTCACCCCTTATGCGTTTACGTTTACAATTACGTTTGAACTATGAATTGCACCAGCTTCCTTAATCGCGATCTGAACGATAGGAGCTATTCTGTTTTCTCTATCAGATGAGCTTTGCTGACTAATTGGAAGACTATAAATATAGTAACCCTTTTCCTCGATATTTCTTTCAAAATCGGCTTTATTTCCAAAAGTATCAGGTGAAGTCCATGTGCCTTGTGCGATATATTGATTAGTCAATCCAAGTTCACAGACTTCGCGATAAGCTCCCTTGAGGCCATCCATTCCGGGTTCGGTCTGTGGAATCTTGGTATTTGTAGTGGCCAGATAATTAAAGCCATTTACTTCAATATCACCAATGAACCACAAAAGATTATAGACTCGATCAAAGAATCTGTTAGCGCCAGAGCAAAAAGTTTTTGCCACGCCTTGAAAGCTTGCATAAACATCGACTCCATAGGTCTTACAGTTTGCAAGGATTGTTTCGGTCATATTGGGATCTGCAACGACTCCGACGAGATCTTTCATGTGCATTGTTGATGTCGTATTGCTTCCCGAGAAATCCACGCTTAAAGCCCTTCCGGCATATGCAGCGGCCATCAAGACGCTATTTTCTTCGGTATCAATATAACCCAAAATTCTTGTGTGGGTGTATCCGGCGGCGGTGATTTGTGCCGCAATTCCACCAATGGCAAAATCAGCAGCAAGTTTCTTTGAAACAAAGGCGATTTTCTTAATAGATTGAACCTGTGCGGCCAGCAAAAGAACGTCCGCATCTAGGATTTCGCTTGAGCAAATCATGCCAAAATACTGAACAAGTCCTTTTGTTCTAAGGAGAGTGTCGACTGGTTTTTCAACCGCCTGACTTGCTACTCCCACCTGAGTTGTGAGCGCCGTAATAAACACGTCAAACCCAAGAGTATTTTGGAGAGAATTTTCAGAAATTGTTAAAAGAGGTGCAGGGCCCGTCACTCCCGTAAAGGTAACAGAAAAACCGGCCGACGTATTGCCTGATACTGTCACTCCGCTTAATCCTGTTAAGAGTCTAAGTGCTGTCTGAACGTCTGAGCTTGTGGCACCAAAGGCCAGAGCAGTAGTGTAGTTTCCATTATAACCGAGTTTGTAGCTTCCAGAAGTTGGAACGCTCCCAAAAGTCAGGGATTGAATCGCCGTTACGGCCACAATGTTTTTAAGCATTGGGATAACAATAAGCGAACCGGATGCCGTAAGAATGTTTGGTGATTGAGAAAATACATTCGTTGCCATTTTTGCGGTTCGGGAGGAAGTCCCAAAGTCGGTAGCAACGTCTGATGCATTTTTGTAAATTCTGAATGACTCCGTCCATGAAGCTACAGGCGTCTCATCTGAGAAGATAGCGAGGTTTGAAGTATTGTACTCTCCGAGCCCTGTTTGTGACTCACTCACTGACACATTAATGATGTTTGATAGGCTAAGTTGCATTTTTTACCTCGTTTCTAATTGTCGTGTAATAGTCCACGCTCTTTTGTTTTGTCTTTATAAATTGTACGTTAAAAGTTGCTTGGAATCTATAGGGGATTGCGGCGCCATCAATTTGAGAAATATCATTGAACGAACTTGGTATCTGAGCAATCAAAAATCCCTTGGCGGTTTGAGTTTCTTTGCTTAATGACGAACATAGCGCCATAAGTATTTCTTCTTTTCTCTCAACGACCAAAAAAGTCCGACCGTAAATCTCAATAACAACACTTCCAGTCATTGTAAGTGCTACCTCTTCGATTCCATCGACACATCGAGTCGTTGAGCCAATTTGTTTCTGGCCCATAAACCCTACAGTGATATTGAAGTCTTGCATCTTGGTTTGGTTTATTTTTTCATTGCGGAGATAAACCGAACCTGGGGCGAGCTCCATATAAGTCTGAATGATTGAGCAAATTTCCTTAAGGAGCAATGACTACCCCCTGAGTTTCCGACACTAAAAGATCTTCCGATACGGCCACGTTTTGAATCTGGCCATAGTCTTCCACAAGTTGATACTCAATATAGCCATAATCTTCCCATTCAAATTTTTGCATGATTCTGTGTTTTTTACCCTTGATTAGTGCGACCTCGTCAAGACAGAATTCAACACCTGGTGCCTTTATGTGGAGAGTGTACCATTGCCATGATCGCTGGCCCTCTGGTTTTATTTGAAGTTGTTTTGTTGTGAATGGTTGTAAAACTGCGAGAACATCATAATATGAAATCGATTCACTTAATTGAAAATCGACTACAGTTTTTGTAATCTTTCCGATTTTCAATTGAGAAAACCAATTTGATAAAGCATCGGACACGTTTGGCACCGAGCTTGTGTTAATCGATAGGTCTTTGGCATTGGCTATCATTTTTCGACCTCATAGCTTATTGAATCCCGAAGTTGACCAGTGTCGACAAGGATATCTTCGTCCTTTGTTTTGCACTTCTCCCAGGTGCCAAATCCATTTGTCGCGAAGGCGTCGGTTATGACTGCAACGGCGGCAATGCCTATCTGCTCGGCCACTTCTTCGATATTCAAATCTTTCTGCTTTTGAATATTTTTTATTTCTTTTCCCAGCCATTCATAGAGTGGCATCCTTAAAAAAGAACGCATTGGGATTTTCCCATCAAGACTTCCAAACTCATGAATGGAACCTATCTCGGCGTTTGTTCTGCCATCTGTTCTTGAGTTGTTGTCCTTTAGAATTCCGACATTAATAGTCGGTAATTCCTCGGAAAATTGCTTTAAAAGTTTTCTTATTTTTTTGTCGTTAAACTTGATTTCACTCATGGAAGTGTCGCACCTTCCGCTATCCCAATGTTGCCATAAGTGAGAGGAAGGATAAGCGATAAGTATTTGGCGCCATAACCAGTTTTTGAAAGGTAAGCAAGCTGGGTGTTTTTCATGATTGACTCTGGAATCGCGAATCCCTGCGAAACCGAACCAACGCTTTTTGATGCTTCAATCCAATTAAAAGAGCTGCCCAATCCTTGAGATGAATTTTTGAAGTCCATAACAAGGTAATGAGCAGCCGCGTAATTAAATGCAAAACTAAAGGATTCCTGTGTCGAGAATAGCGTAGGATTTACGATAAAATCGGCTTCGGTAAGTGCTTTCTGAATGTCTGAATCCATGACGGCATCAGAGGTAGACCCATAAGGGAAATCTCTTGTAAATTGTGCCTTGAATTCTTCGACAGTCGGATTAATCACTTTTTGCCTTTCTTCTTTTGAACCTGTGCGACTTCTTGTTCCATTGGTTCGGATTTTTCTTCAATCACAACTTCGACAATTTTAATTTCCCCAGTGAATGAAGACACGAGAGATTTTGCAATCTCGTCTTTTACTTCCATCTCTTGAGAAGGAGCAAGGTCTTTTGAACCCTGCCCATTATCGATTGTGTATTTTCTTTTGCTAACATTTACAATCTTCATAACGACTTCTTATGCGTGAGTGCTGGTGAGGTAAAGCATTTCGTTGGGACGGAAGGCCTTAAGACCAGTGAACATTCCATAAGCTGTGTTTTGGAATTGGAAGCTGTCAAAGCTGTTTGCAAGAGTCGATGTGTAGTTAACACCGATATTCATATTCATGCTGTCTTCTTCATAGTTATAAAGAGCATATTTATGAACGTCTGAACCACCAGCTGCAAGCTTGTAAATAGCTCTGTTACCATAAGCCAACTTCATGATTTTGAAATTAGGATTCATGGTGAGCATTGCGAACATTTCTTGTAAATGTTGAAGCTTTGTCTTGAGAGGGAAACTTGTGCTAAAAGGTGCGGCCAATCCGTTGTAGTCGGCTTCTGGAAGAGCAAAGTGAGTAGGTTCAGAAGTTCGGTTACAATTTGCTCTATAAGCCTCATAAACGTTTGTGCAGAAAGTTGTAAAGTCGGCATCAGTCATACCAGAAATAAAGTTTGCTCCAAGGAGTGAAGTGTTGACCGTTACATCAGACTGAGTAAGAAGACCGCGAACGTTAAGGTCATCTTGAAGGCCAAGGAAAGAAACCTTTTGAATACCAAGATCCCAATTTGTCTTACGAGCTTTTTCTTTGCTTGTAATCAAATCCCAATTTCCAGATCGTGAAGCTTCTTGAAGGTCAAAGATTGACCATGCGATACTTTTTGCCCAAGGAACCTGAGCTACGTTGATTGTGTCTACCTGTGTGTCTGCCATAGCTTGACGGGCGGCGTTTGATCCAGCGCCAATAATACCAGTGGCGAAATCATCCCCAAGGGAGAAAGATCGGTAAGTCGTAAGAGTACGGCTCCATGCACCTTCTCCGACCTTTACGGGCATATAGTCCGCAGGGGCCACTTTGAAAAATTTCTGTTCAACAACTTGTTTCATAATTGTGGTCAAAGTCGTAATGTCGGCTTCGTACCCAGCATTCTGAATAAGTTGTTCACAGTTTTTTGCGATCTTGACTTCCTTTTCGTTAAGAACGACAGGCTCACCAAGAGCATTTAAAATTGTCTGTTTAGGAAATTTCATTTTGTCGCTCCTTTATTAAGCTTGAGAATGGCTAATTACTTTGCCATTCAGATAAACGATAGTATTAAGAACAGTCACAGCACCACCACTTGTAGCAGCGGCATAAAAAGTAACGGTTCCACTTAAACCAAGCTCCTGACTTTCGCCGATTGTCTTGATATAGACTCGGATTAAATCGGTATCGGCGGACGCTTTATCAAGAGCAACACCGATAACTGATTTCGTGGCCCCGGAAGCAACGATAACTTTTGTACCAGAAACTACGGGCATCACATTGTCACCGACAGAAATTGCGGCTCCAGCTTCCATGTACATGACGTTTGAAGAACAAGAAACTTCAATAACATCACCGATTGCAATTGCATCTCTGCGAGTTGATTTTGTGGCGAAACCGAAAACTTGATCAGTATCAGCAGTAATGGCGGTAACGTTAGGAACACCACCAGCAACGTCTACTAACTTAACAGCTTGTCCAGGAACAAGAGTCGAATCGGCGCGACATGAGAAAGTATTTGCATTAAATCTTAGATCGAGCTGGC